GAAATCCACAGTCAGATTATAAGATCCGACTCGGAAGTCTTCCGTGTTGTCTTGGATGAGTGTTTCACCCTGCACGCCTTCGCCGTAGAGTTGAGCCATCGTGCGGAACGTGATTTTCGTCCCTGCACCTTTGCTCAAGTCACGAACCGACATGACTGGGTATGATTCTGTGGGGCCTTCGAATTGCTGGAAGAAATTCTCCGCAGCCTCCGAAAGTTGCACCCCTTTCTTCCAAAGTTCGGGTAGAAAATTGGAAGCTGAAGCTTGCGACGAGATATCGCTCGTCGTGTTGTTTGTAGGAATTAAAAGGTTAGCCATTTTAATATCCTCCTATTCTTTTGGGTTTGTAAGCCTCGCCCTAAAGTTTCGCCATCAAGAGCTGATACGCCTCTAGGTCGTCCAGTTTGTCGGCTAAATCTCTAGCATTAAGCGGGGCTTGTGGAGTTGTGCGGGCGTTACCGCTCGCGGGTTGAATAGACGGAGCCTTGCGGGCGACACTTGGCGAGGGTGCTTTTGCACTAGGGTTGCGAGGTGCAATCCCAAGCTCATTAGCGGCCATTTGTGTCAGCTTGAAGGGCATCGAAGGGTCTTTTACGAGGGGATTCCCTGTATCGACCATCGTGTCGAAGATTTCATTCATCTTTTTAACAAGGGCTGAATCGGCTTTGCCCGCATCGGGATAAAACTCCACGGCACGAGCCTTTGCTTCTTCGATTCCCTTGGCACGTTGCGTCTGCTGAACAGACTCGCGTTCGTTAGCCATCCTTTCAGACTTCCGAAGCTCTTTGTTCAGTTTCAGCATTTCGACTTCAAGCTCGGCAACCTTGTCGAACTCAAGATTCTTAAAAGCGGCGGCTTTCGCCTGCGCTACTTCGTCGATCTTGGTTTCGATGTCGGCGGGAGCAACAAACTGCTCCTCTTGTGCCTTGGCGGGTTCCGCCTCTCCTTTGACCATAGCCATAGCCTGCTCAAGGGTGAGGTCTGGATTCCTAGCCCGAATCTTGAGAGCTTTGCGTTCAGTCTCAGACCAGCTTCCGATACGCACCCTTTCGGGGAGTTCGGCTTCTGTTTCTGAAGCCTCATCTTCGGCTTTGGTTTCGGTTGCAACTTCCTCGACCGCAGGGGCTTGTTCAGCCGTAGGCTCTTCCTTGGGAGCCTCTGGAGTCGGGGCGGGTTCCGCCGTTTCTTTTAAGCCTTGAACGAGTTCGTGATAAGCACGCTCATCAAGTGTCGCCACACCAGTTTCCGTCCGTGCAGTAACTTGTGGTTCTGCACCCGTTGTTTGAGGGGTTTGCTCGGCTTGCGCCAGAGTATTATTTTCGCTCATGGGATAAGCCAAAAGCCCCAGAGCAAGAACGGAAGAGATTTGTTAGTGGATGCGACGCATAGTGATAGAGGGAGTTGCTGGATAAGATCGGCAGGGGATTACTTGAGCATGAGCAATATGAAATCCCTTGGCCCGCTAGGGGTTAGTCCAGCTAAGGGATATGGGTATGTTATAGGACAAACTGGAGCACGTTTTTATGGTGAAGGGACTGTAAATCCTCGGTTTTACGCATGGCACGCTTTTTTCCAGATTAGGCCTGGAAAATCTCAAAATAATGGAATAGAAGATTATTACGTGGGGCCAAAAGGCTCTTTTATTTATGGCTCCACCACAGAAGTAGAGGGGCTTGAAGAAAAACAAATCACATCGGGAACCAAGACTTTTGTGTATATCGAGTGTGAGGTTGAAGACGGAGCCATAAATTCCGCACAAATAAAGGGGTATGCGGAAGTTAAACCATTGTTTGAGCCAGAACAAGACTTGGCAAAGCAAACAAAGGTAAGGCATTTCCTTGGACTCATCGTAAAAGAAAAGCCGTTCCCCAAGTTTGGACATAATCTATCTTACCCAGTCATCCAAAGCTCATTCTCTGTTCCAATCTTAATTCCTGCATGTGTGAATGGCTTTCGGGGCGTCCTTATTACCACCGCATGAAGGGCAGGCACACATCTTTCCAAAGATTTGGGAGCGGTAGTCACAACCCATTTGGGTCTGTGCTGAACAAGTACCTTCGCACCTCAAAAGATAGAGAAAATGATATATACAAAAAAACGGCAACTACGATATCAGAGCCAGATCTTGGCGAAGAGGTTTACGGATGCCTTTCAAAAGGCATAGGAACAACAGGATACCCAGAAAGCAATGCGGACTATCAGTCATATCAGTCAACCATGATAGACAAAAGAGAATCAAGGGAAGGTGTTGACCAGTACTTCATGGAGCCAGTGCTAAGGAGTTGGGAGGAGGCAAAGAGTGGTGTCAAGGCAAAGGACTACGCTCTAATTGCACAAGAAAACATTCCGATTAACACATGCTCCAAGTATCCAATCAACTTTAGTGCCTTTATAGATAACCAAAAAGTAGATATTAAGGTGAAAGGTGGGGCTGGTTTTTCTGGTCCATATCAATATAGGCCTTCAAAGTTTGGCAATGGGACGAATCAAGCAATCACCGAAGACGCTGTTATTAACGAAAGGCCAGTATCAAGCATAAGCATTCCAGTAGCCACGGCTCACCAGATATTAAACTGCACAAGGAAGATCAGCTTTACTGCGTCATTTAGCCACGAGTCTAAAAGGAAAACCGTAAAATGCAACGGAAATGACAAGGCAACCGTTACCGAAAATAGCTTTTTCGCAAAAGGGAGTATTTGTCAATATGCGTGGGCAGCAACAAAGCGAGTTACAACCTATGCTTGCGAGTCTGCCCAGGAAACTGGTACGGCCAAGATAAGCGGAGACATAGAGGGTTCAATGAGTCGATATAAAGAAATGACATCTTTGTGGGAAAAAGTACCAGAACAGCTAGATTTGTCCGCCAACTGTTATATTGGAAGCAACGCAAAAAAAGCTATGCAACATGCGGTAATAACAAGTGTTGCATGCAATTGCGAACATGATTGCCCCGATTCTCAAGATTTTGCAAAAGCAAAGCTTTTAGGCGAAAGAGTAGAGGTTACCAAGCTTGATGCTAGTTGTGCCGTTGTCCCCCGCCTAGACGCTGACCTGATTAGGCGGAACCAAGGCGATAACCTTCTTGCCTCAAAGCTAGGGAACCCGAATTGCCAGAACGAGGAAGGACTTGTTTCTAGGGGGCTTTATTCGCTTCCCGCTTTAAGCAGCGGAATCAAAGACTTTACCAGCGGCCCAAGCTTAACCGCAAGATATGTATCCACCTTATATGATTTTGTGGGAAGCGGAAATGAAGAGCGTGTGTATCAAGACAACAAGTGCGGTCAAGGGCAAGTGGAAGTGTTTAGATCTCCAACAGCGGACACCATTCCTACTGGACTGAAGCTCGTAAGGACGGGCTCTGACTGCGGTTTGTTTGATGGAATGATGTCCTACGATTATATCCTCCCTCTCACCTGTTTTCGAGAGCTCTCAGACCCCCCTGTGTGCAGCGATTTCATAGATAATGTAAAGTGGGGATTCCCATGTGAGTACTCAAAACAGTGCTATGACGACGATTATTGTTCGCACCCTTCGGGATCTGATCTGAATAAAGCGACGCGGGATTGTAGCGTTTCGTATCGCCTAGACCTCCACATCGGAAACTACGTAGATACAAATGGGCCAATTTACCAAAACGGAGCACTTAATTTTTACGCGGAATCTCCAATTCCGTTAAGTATCTATAAGAAACAAGGTGAAGTACAAGATGTAAATATTTGTTTTATTTTTTCAGAGGATTTTGACATACAGCAAAGCAAAATGAATGTGGAAGCGGGTGGTAGGCTTCCTTTAATATCAACGTGTAAGGAATGGCATAATGCAAATAAGTCGGGAAACCAAGAGGTCGCGGAAGCTGGGACATTGACCCTACAACATGAAGATTGGTCGCAAGAAATTAAACTCTGGACTCTTCACGATCCGTCACAAAAAGAGAGCTGCGATGGGGTAAATGGCGGTACTGGTTGGATAAAGGTACCAGGTGCTGCAGTGCCGTACTGCGACTTTTTTATTAGCGGCGAAGAGAAAGGCTGCTTCCCAGAGAAGTGTGTTCTTTCTGTCAGCGATACCAGAACGCCATGGCAACCAAAGCCACCCGATTGTTGTGATAATTGTTGTCCAGGCGAGTACGCGGAAGAATATTACAAGTGCGGCTGCGGGTGCAATTGTAATTGCGTTGAGTATCTTGACGGAGGATATGCAGATCCGTGTTCATCCAGCGCGGGGCCACAACCCGAAGGAAGTGTGACTAGCTCTGGGTTTCCGCTTGGTTGCTACGGAACAGCTCAAGACCTTGAAGAGTTGACTACAAAACTTGATATAACATTAAAATTCGAAAGTTTTACTGAACCAGGATAAGGAAACATGAATCTAAAAACTACTGAAGAAGGAATTCTTATTACCGAGGGCATCATGACGATAGAGCTTGATAGGAGAGTCTATAAGCTTGAGGCCACAGCTCAAGATCCGCTCTTGCAAGAGCTTTGGTCTGGCAAAACGCTTATGTACGAAAGTGATACTAGAACCGTATATGTATATAAAGCGCCTTCCCAAGAAGACTGGAAAAGACTTCATCCGTTTGCTAGGCGTGGAATGATCGGGAAATGCTACCAAAAAAACGCTTTGAATGTTCAGAAGTGCATTGGGAATGGATGGGTATGTGCCGTAGATACGGAAATATCCGTATCCCCAAGATGCGTACTAAACCTTTTCTATAAAACGCCTTCTACTGCAGATCAGCTTAAGACCTTGTCCGCCGCATTTATGAAAGCAGTAAATACAAATACTCTAACAACCCTCGTTAAACCCGAGACATTTGCTTTGCGTAAATCCATTTGCCAGTCGTGCGAGTACTTTGATCCCACGGCTTTCATTGGTACTGGTCGATGCCGTGTTTGTGGATGTGGCGAGGCGAAACTTCGTATGCCTTCTCAGAAATGTCCGAAAGACAAGTGGGGTACTGAATGATTATTGTGATGCAGATATGGGATGGGGATAAGGACTTGTCTGTTCATACTGCAAAAGCAATCCGTGAGAAATTTCCCTCGGCTAAAATAGGCGTACTTGCCAACAAGTGCGAGTACCCCAAGGGGCTGGAGGAATTTTGTGATATTATTCAGACAACTACAGATGATTTGCATCTTGCTGGCGGTCTAGCATTGCACGAGCTTTTAGTTCTCGCTCTACGCATGAGCGGTTCTTTTATTCTAAAAGTAGATCCCGACTGTGTTTTTGGCATTCCAAGTCCAAACTTGGAAGAGATTCTGCTTAAGAACAGCTTTGCAGTGCAGGGAAGGATCTTCTCGATGATTGATGGTAATAATGCTTTTCACCATGCCTCTGGCGGGTTCTTTGGCTTGGGAAGAGCTACCGCACGGAGAATTGTTGACGAAGGAATCTTACTTAGCCCAGCGTTGCTTAATCCTTCGGAATTGTCTGAGGCACTTAGACATAAGTTCAGGCAGTATTACGGCCAAGGGTCGCATTCTTGGCCTTTGTCGTTAGCCTGTCGTAAGCTCGGGATTCTGCACCTTACTTCTCCAGATCTTGCTAACTTCATAAGACATCCTCCTCTAAAGCCCATTTCCACAAGTAGAGTCAATCTGTCAGACATTAGTTCACAGCTCGTAAGGCTAGGCGATTCGTCCCTTGCTGCTGAAATACTTGGCTCATCTCCAGAAGAGATGGGTCTTAAGTCTGCCGAGGAGTTTGTTTCTATGATATGGGGATCTTCTGGTATTTCGATATCCCAAAGGCAAGACGAAAACTCGCCCAGTCAAAAAGATAATCTGTTTTCAGATCTTCAATCCTTGCTTGCTTCGTTAAGGACTGGGGTATTCCAGCACAACATAATAAGTGCCAAGCCAATTGAGGAGGGGGGGGTTGGGATGATTGTTTTGAATGTAGACTATCAGATAGATTGTGAGGTGTCCATGGTTGCCACGTCTTTCAATTTGCGGCAGTTATTCTTTATGATGCAACAGCCTATTTCTAGCGATGCTGCCAACGAGTTGATTGACGAGGCTTCTTTTTCCGACAAACGAGGCAGTAGGGCCTCAACTCTTTTGTACGGAGTCAGGCTTCCTGGTACTGCCTGTTACGAGGATATCTGCCTGCACAGATCTGACTCAGATGTTTGCGATACTAAAAAAGCCTTGGCCGACGAAAAGGTTCGTCTAGTTAAGTTCGTGGATAAATTCTTTACTTACGACGAGGCTCTGGCCGTGATTCGTGGCCTTGCAGAATCCTATAAAGTGCGGCCTCCTGCGACGGAACCAGAGCCAGCACTTCCTTAACTGCCATATAGGCCGAGTGCCTGTTTTGACGCTCTTCTGGGGTAATTCCAGCCTCTAGGACTGCTTCTTTAAGCCCTTCCAGATGCCTTGAAAGGGCAGGGAGATACCACTCGTTATACCCAGAATTGTCTTTTAACCGCTCTATGAGTGCCAGTTGGCTGGCTGGATCGCTCATGCGGGTGTCGGATTACCGCCAGCTAGGCCAGCATCAACAGGTACACTTTTCGTTCCACCAACGCTAGGCGGAGGTGAGCCAGGGGATCCAGCTTGGCCGAATACTCGTCCGTCTGGAGTGATCCCATTCTGGGTCGGAGGCGGGGCAAAGGGCTGAATGATCGACTCTGCATCCACGATCCCAAGGGCTTTGAGGCTCTGGTTGTAGAACAAGGCGACCTTCTGCTGAACTTCTGGTGGCAATCCATAGAACTGGGTAACAAGACCCGCCGCTTGAGCGTTGCTCTGGAGCTGTTGCTCTCCGTGGTAGCGGGTTAGTAGGAGGCGGATATTGATGTTAATATCAGCGATTTCTTCTGGTGTGATCGTCACAAGTTGGAGTGCATCGCCTTCAAGGTAGTTGAACATTTCCTTTTTGTTCATGTTGTCCAACAGAATCAAGACCAGCCGATTGACCACTTGGGACAGGGCTGGCTCTAGCGACATTAGGTACTGCGAGAACATTTCATTGCCAGCTTGGTCGATGCTTCGGATGCCAGTAGCCAGTTTGCTCGATGGCAAACCAGAGAACTCTTGGTCGCCACCAGTCATCACGCCCGACTCGAGTTGGACGAGCTGGGTAAAGTATTCGAGCATGAAATTGAGATCCTTTTCCTTGGACTCTGGGAGAGCCACATAGGTCAAGGCGTCGGCGGCCGCAAAACCTGGGCGGAGTGTGTAAGTGCCTCCCGAATTGAGTATCAGATTGGGATTTGCAGACCCTTCAAAAGTCGCATCTGGACGCCAGAAGGTGACTCGCCCGCTTGAGCTTTGGCTGAAATTGAGGCGGTTAATGGTCAGATCCATGAAGTCTTGGGATGTCTTAAACTGCTCAACTCCGCCCATTCCGTACCAACGTCCGTCCACAGGGTTCACTCGGACTACTGTAAATGGTCTACGGCCATCGGATGTCACATTAGCCACATACTCGTAGAAGATCGCCCGCTGGTTGCGAACATCTAGGAGAAGCATGATTTCTTCGGTGATTCCGTCGCCATTTGCATCATAGCGAAGATAGCATTCCGCAATTTCCATCGTCGGGTTATTGAAGGTGTTGTTCGGCTCATAGGCCTCTCCACGCTCCGTTCTGGCCTGTTTTGAACCAGATTTTGGGATCCCCGACTCAGTTGCAGATAGTCGGATCTGGTCGATTGCCGCTTGGATTCGGAGCATCTCCTCCTCTGGGGTCTCGTCGCTTTTTGACCCTTTCTTGTTGTAGAGGTCGGCCAGCTCCATCACAGGGGCATCATAAAGATGAGCTACAAAGTCGGCATCATCCACAGAAGTTGCATTAAGTGGGCAAATAAAGTCTTGGTAGTACACAGGCTCGGCAGTTGGCCCTTCGGAGATAATTGCTCTTCGGCTGATAGTTTGTTCAATAAAGACAGGAACAGGGGGCTGGATCGTGGCCAT